AGGACAGGCACGTTGCCCGTAGCCACGCCGGGAAGCTGAGTGACCAGCTTTACGGGGTATCCGAGAATCGAACCGACGAAACCCTGTTCTGCCGAGCCGTACCCGGCCAGGAAGATCGGACGACCGTTGGCGTCGAGGATAGAGAGGACCGCGCCGAGGGTAGCGTTCGACATCGCCCAAATCGCGTTCTGCTGGTAATCCGGGTCAAGCAGGACCGTAGCAGCGACGAAATCTGCGTAGCCCAGCTTATCCGTCGTCGCGCTTGTAAGAGTGGACGCGGTGTCATAAGCGGCGGTCAACGAAGCAACCGAGCCTCCATCACCGGCGAGGATCAGGTTCGAAGCGCCACGGAAGAATCTCTTAAGGAACTTGTCACGCAGCCACTTCTCAACGTCAAACCCGGCATCGGTCAGGAAGCCGTTGTCAATCTTCACAACACCAGTGGTGAAGTTGTCCACTTGGAGGGTAACGCCAGTCAGGGTGGGATCTACTTCACCAGCGGCAGTTCCGACAGTTACGGACTGGAGCGAATTATTTACGTCGTTGTCAAAAACCATTTTGATGGGATTGCCGTGGTCGGTTTTGATCACGTTCACGAGGTCATATATCTGGCCATAAGACTTCTGAGCAGAGATCACCTGGGGATTGAAGCCCACCGGGATCGCCACACCAGAGTTCACAACGGTAAGGTCGCGAGATTCAACCTTGCCAGTCACCATGTAATGGCGAAGTTCCTTCGCCTGACGCTGCTGAAGAACCTCAGCACGCTCCTCAGGATCATTCGACTCCGAAGGATTGGGGCGGGGCTGGTTCACCGGCTCACGAAGGGCCGCACGGTGCTCCTCAACTGCCTTCAGACGGTTGATGTCACCATCAATAGAGGTAACGTCGGCCAGCATGACATCGAACTGGCTGCGCTGCTCCGCAGTAACGTTTTCGCCTGCCAGAAGGGCCGTTGCGCTGGCCATGAGGGTATTCTTTTTCTCTTGCAGTTGCGTGAGAGTCATTTGTATTTTCCTTGGTTGTTACTGGGTTAGTGCCAGGACCGTATCGCGGCAGGCGATTCTTCCAGGCGGCAGGCAGACGAGTGCGATTGAACGCAACCGTAGGAACGGCGCATCCATCCTGCGTAGATCAAACTGGTTTTGGGTTATAGCGAGAGGAAGGCTAGACGCATCTCCATCTTTCGCTTTTCACTGTCGGATACAAGTGATCGCATTGCTCCAATACATTGAGGAGCGGACGAGCAAATACCACATGCACCAACAGAACATTGGGGGCAGCCGCAGGGGCAATCCAAACCATCATCCCCTATGTCACGCTTTTCAAGCCGTGATCGCATTTCCTGGGGCATGGAAGAAGGGAGACTGCGGGACTGCGCTGAAGTTGCTGGGTTCGCTGGATACGTCACCGGCGAAACATCGAGCAAATCACTAAATTCAAGAATCGTGCGGGTGATCGTGCCGTCTGGGTTATCTACCCATTGATCGCGTTTTGTGATGAACGCGAAAGACGACTGGGTTACATCCTTGCGACGCATCGACACCATGAGGTCTTTCGCAAGGGCCGTATCCGGGGGATCTATGACGTACGCCAGCCCACGTGTATCAATGGTCAAATGAAGTGTGCCAGCCGTTGTGCGACCCAGCACGCAATCCGGGTTGTGGTTCCAGAGTGCACGCGTATCAGGATTTGACGCAACCACCGAATCGAAAGCACTCGGGTCAATCTGTTCGATCCACCAACCTGCATCATAAGGCGAATTGAACAAAGACGCATAGCCTGAAATACTCGCTGCCTCACCATCCGCTGAAACCCTAAACTCCTGCGTTATATTGCGCCGTTCAATGTTATTCATCATTCGTATTCCTGAGTTTCGGGGGATTGGTGAGTGCCACTGCTGCACCCGCTTCGCGGTAAATGTTTAAGTGAATCGAACGAATCGCTTTGTTCAACTCACTTGAAGAAGTCTGCACCTTTGCTTCTGCTGTCCATTCCTGTGCTCTGCTGGATACAGACTTGATGCAGTCCTTAATAATCTTTTCCGAGGGGTTCCATCCATCAGCTAGACCGAACTGACACCGTGCTTCAGCCACCACGATCTGACAAATCGATTCAAGGACAGGAGACAGAATTGGTGTGAGACTATCGATGTCTCGTTTGCTGCGCATCGTAACTCTTCCAACAGCGTCCTGGAAAAGCCCAGTGAAAGCTGGAAGGTAAGAATTGAACATTGAGCGTTGCGATTCAGTTGGTGGATCAGTTGGCGGATCAAGCAGAGGTAGTGGTGCGGGATCTGGTGCCGGTGCAATCAGGTTTGCCGCGTTTGTCATATTGACTGGTGCCCAATAGATGTCACCTTCAGGACCGATTGGGTTCTCACCAAGCTGTTCCAAAATTGAGTTTGCGTTATACCATCCCCACTGGCGACCCGTGGCAAAACCTGCCATGGTTGACGCAAAATCGCCCCGAAGCCGTTCACTTACGTCAAACTCCACGAACAAGGAACCGTCTTCAGGAAGCATCTTCCGCTGAATTTCTTTCTCGATACGGACCAGATATGGCCGCAGCGTATCTGTGACAAACGACAGGCTTTGCTGCTCGTGATTGTTATTTGAGAGCCTTGAAGTATCCCCAATCATGTTGGGTGGCACTCGGAACAGACTTGCTATGGCCGTCCTGGAAAATTGCTGTGTCTGGAGAAATTGGCTATCCTCCGGAGACAACGCAAGTTGAATCAGTTTCCAGTCAGATGGCAATACACCGATGCGACCCTGGTTAGCTGCTGAATTAGCACGTTCCCAAAAGTCCCTCATGTTATTGAGGTCCTCCTCTGAGACAGCACCAACCGGGGACAGGTAACCAGGTGGAATGCTGTTGTTGCCAAAGAATTTTGCACCATACTTCTCAGAGGCGATTGCGAGACCTACGCTATTTCTAGCCTGCCCAATCGGAGACAACCCTTTCAGGCCATCCCAGGAGAAGAGTGGAAAGTGAAGCATGTCAGCAGAAGCAATGATTCGACTCTGACCACTCGTGACACCAACAGTAGTCTTGTACGCAAGCTTGCCATTGGGTAGGCGCACTGGCTCAGTCATGCGAGGGTCGAGCGGATATAAACCGACTATAGCTCCCTGGGCACTCCTGAGCAGTTCTGCGTAGCTGTTGCCCTGGAGCGCCATACCTCCAGCCAGACTTTCCCACATTACCGGAGCACTCATTTCCCCATTGGGGGACACAGACAACATTCGGTGAATCGGGTTGTTAATGGCCTCTTCTCTGCCCTTCGGAAGCCTCTTGTACAACCTGATCGTCATAGAGCCAACGGATTCAGCGATCACGCGCACGGCGGCGTATACAGTGACGTGCTGGAGCGCGATACTTTCATTGATAGGCTCACCTGAAGACGTGCCGTGTGTATTACTCAGCACATCCCAGGCGGCGGAAAAAAGACCAGCGGGATTAAGCGAGTTGCGCTTCTCATCCCGGCGAAATGGGTTTCGTAATTTCAAGGTGTCTCCGTTACAAGAAAAAAGGCAGGAAGGACGATGTTTTCTTTGGAATTAGTAATGTTGTTGGCCTGAGCGCCATGAGGGCGGCAACTAAGCCGTCAATTTTCTTATCCGCACTGGCCTTGTCAGGGGTGATGACTTCGTTCTTGTACCGGTGCACGACCGTGTTGGAGACGCACCAGGTCATCACCGGATTGCCGTCGTGGTGCAACGTGCCATCCATGACCAATGCTTCCAGGGTTTTCATTGGCTCAGACTGATACTTCCAGGTCTGCTGCAACTCAACACAGGTCAAACCCTCATCTATGAGAGAAGCAATCAGCTGTCCTGCCCCATAGGGGTCGTGGCCAACCTCACGCAAGTCAAACCGTTTCGCATCCTCATTGATTTGCTCTCGCATCTCAACATGGGTGTTGACGGAGCCAGGCGTAGCCTGCATATAGTCCAGGTCTGTCCACTGTTTGTAGTGACCATTTGCATGGTTGTCTATTTGGGCGGCGGGAAGATAGAAGCGTGGGAACAGGTAATAGTGCTGCTTACCTTCCAGCTCACGCATAAAGAGCAGGACGTAAGCAGTCAGGTCCAGCTTGTTTGCGAGATCCAGGCCAGCCCAGCACGTTTCACCCAGAAAGTCTTCGATGTTCAGATTTGAATCTGCACAGGCTTTCCATTTGTCCATGTCCATCCATCCGACAGCGGATGCACACCAGACGTTGAAATGTTTAGTCTTTGTTGAGGTCTGCAGTCGGATTG